GGTTGCAGGCGGCGTGGGCTGAGCGGTTCTCCGGTAACGACGGCGCCCACCGGGTGGCCGTCCTGGACGCTGGCGCCAAGTTCCAGTCGTTGACGATGCCCAACGACGATGCGCAGCTGCTGGAGTCCCGCGACTTCCAGATCACGGAGATGGCCCGGTTCTGGGGCATCCCCCCGTATCTGATGTACCAGACCGACAAGACCACATCGTGGGGGTCGGGGCTCGAGCAGCAGGCGCGCGGGTTCAACCAGTTCGACCTGCACCCCAGCTGGTTGGGGCCGACGGAGCAGCGGATCACGAAAGAGCTGCTGCCGGACGCCCTTGAAGCGAAGTACGACATGGATGTGTTGTTGCGCGGCGACAGTGTGGCGCGCGCCCAGTACTACGCGGTGCTGCGTGAGGCCGGGGTGCTGTCGGCGAACGACATCCGGTTCGCGGAGGACATGCCGCCTATCCCGGATGGCCAAGGCGGCGACATCTACATCCAGCCGACCGTGCAGGCCCCGATGGGCAGTGACCCGGTTTTGGGTGGTTTCCAGCTCGGAACGGACCAGTGAGTGACGATGAAGGGATCGGCGATGCTTCGTAGCCTGCCGAGTGGTGAAGAACGCCGTGACCTCACCTTGTCCGACGCTGGCGTGTCGGTGCTGCCGGACCCGAACACCGGCACGAAACGGTTCGCGGGTCATCCGGCGGTGTTCAACTCCAGGACTGCGATCGGGAACCCGCTGACCGTGGGTTTCTACGAGGAGATCGCACCCGGCGCGTTCACGAAGACCCTGGGCGAGTCGGATGCCCGGTTCCTGATCGACCACTCCTCCTACCATGTGGTGTCCCGAGCCTCGGCGGGCACCCTGGACCTGTCGCAGGATGTGCGGGGGCTGGGCGCGAACTCGGCGCTGGACTCACGCCTGTCGTATGTCAACGACCTGATGGCGAACCTAGAGAACGGGAACATTCGGGGCATGTCCTTCGGGTTTCAGGTCGTCAAGGACGACTGGGCTGTGGAGCCGGCGCAGCGCGCCGATGGGTCGGCCGCCGAGGTTGAGGTGCGCACGCTGCGCGAGGTGAAGCTGATCGAGGTCAGCGCGGTCACGTTCCCGGCCTACGAGGACACCGACGCTGGTTTGCGGTACAGCCTGATTCCGGCGTTGCGGCACCGCGGTGATGAGGATGCGATCGCCCGGGCGGTATCGAAGCGCCCCGAGCTCGCGCCGCTCCTCGGCTATGACCCGGCGTTGGCGCGTACCGTCATCGACTTGGGTGCCAGGCTGCCCGGCGAGGTTTTGGGTACTGATACGCCGATCACCGCCAACGGCAACACTATGGAGCCGTCCGAGGAGCGGGACCCGATGAAGCCGTACGGGAATGTTTCCTATGCGGACCCGGGCTATCAAAAGGACGGCAAGAAACGGTATCCCATTGATACCGAGGCGCACGCCAAAAGCGCTTGGAGCTACATCAACCAGGCCGACAACGCATCGAACTACACATCTGAGCAGCTGGCGTCGATCAAGTCCAAGATCATGGCTGCGTTGAAGAAGTTCGGTGTCGATGTGTCCGACGACGAGAAGAAGTCGAGCGGTGAGCCGGGGGAGACCACTCAGCGGCTCGACCACGACGAGACCCCCGAGCCGGCCGCGTCCACTCGGAACGCCCCGTCAGAGCAGGAACTGGCTAAGGCACGCCTCAAGCAGCTGGACAGGCTGCGTCGGCGTGTAGCCGCCTAACCCCCAACCAAATCCCCTCCAGCCCCCGCGTGTCGCGTGTGGGGCTGTTTGGCGTGCCCTAGAAAGGACGCGGCCCGATCATGTCAGATTTTTTGAGGCGGAAGATTGAGGAGCAGAACAAGCTCTTCAATCGGATGCAGGAGATTCAGCGAGTAGCTGAAGAGGAAGACCGGGACTGGACCGCTGAAGAGCGCGCCAACTGGGACAAGGCGAACACTGATATCGAGGTTGTGTCTGCGGACATCGACCGTCTCGGACGCCACGCCCAGCGCGACGCCCCGACCTATCAGGGCGCCATCCAGGCAACCGGCGGGGACACCCCGGAGGAGACGCCCGAGCAGCGCGCCGCGAAGCACGGCGAGGCCTACGAACGCGCGTTCAGCGACTACCTGGTGCGCGGCGTCGGCGAGATGGACCTCGATCAGCGGCGCGTGCTGGCTTCCGGGTGGATGACCGATGAGACCCGCGCGTTGGGTGAGTCAACCAACAGCGCCGGTGGCTACACAGTGCCCCCGGGTTTCAGGACCGTCATGTCGGAAACCTTGAAGGCGTTTGGCGGCCTGCTGAACGTGTGCAACGTGATCACCACCGACACCGGGCAGCCGTTGCAGTGGCCGACGAACAACGACACCGGCAACGTCGGCTCGATCCTCTCGGAGAACACGCAGGTCACATCCCTGGACGTCACCTTCGGGACCCGAACCATGAACGCCTGGAAGTACACTTCCGGGTTGGTCCTGACGTCATGGGAACTGCTGAACGACTCGGCGTTCGACCTGGCCAACTGGCTGCCCGGGAAGCTGGGAGAGCGCATCGGGCGTGCCGTCGCCGCGCACCTGATCGCCGGTTCTGGCTCCTCGCAGCCGACTGGTGTCACACAGGGCATCACCATCGGGAAGACCGGCCTGACCGGCCAGACCGCCACGGTCATCTACGACGACCTGCTGGACCTCGAGCACTCCATCGACCCGGCGTACCGCAACGGGAATGTCCGCTACGTCATGAACGACTCGTCGCTACGGACCATTCGGAAGTTGAAGGACACCCAGGGCCGTCCACTGTGGGTTCCGGTGCCGACTGTGGGTATGGCGGCCACCCTCAACGGTATCCCTTACACCATTGATCAGGGCATGGCGTCGATGGCCGCGAACGCGGTGTCGATCCTGTTCGGTGACTTCAAAGCCGGCTACATCGTCCGTCAGGTCCACGACGTGCAGCTTGTACGCCTGAACGAGCGGTACGCCGACTTCATGCAGGTCGGTTTCTTCGGCTATTCCCGTCTCGATGGGCGCCCGGACGATCCGGCGGCTATCGCCGCGTACAAGAACAGTGCGACCTGAGCCTTCTATCCGGTACCGCGTAGACACCCCCGTTGCTCCCCGGCGGGGGTTTCTGCGTACCCCATTCCCGTAAGGAGTTGTAATGGCTGTTTCAACTGGTGGCCAGCCGAAGGCTGAGGCGCAGCGCCCCAAGGCCGAGCACGCATCCGCCGACGCGCGGGACGCCGCCGAGAAGGGCTCCGCGCAGCCCCGCGCTAGTCATGTGGCGATGGTCTCTCGTGACCACAACGGTGACCCCGCCGAGTCGAAGAACTTCGTCGTTCTCGTTGACGATGGCGCCTCTGATGAGGAGAAGGACGCCGCCTGGAACAAGGCCGGTGAGGCGATGGGTGCCGCGAACTTCAAGGAACCGAAACCGCGTGACGCTGAGCAGGAAGCGAAGGACGAGGAGCAGCGTGCTCAGACCGAATCCGACGAGCTGCGCCGCATCAACAAGCATTCGTTCGGGGACTAGTCGTGCCGACCGTGCGCATGTTGGTGAACGCCGCTGGACCGAATTTCGAGTGGCGCGAAAACGAGATCGTCCAGATGAGCCCTGAGGAGGCCCAGAAGTGGGCCGACGGTATCCGGGGTGAGCTCGTCATTGAGGAACGCGTGCAGACCCCTGAGCGTGGCCAGCAGCGTCCGGAGTTGCGTCGTCCCCGCAGGGGATAGGAGGTTGTCGTGCCGGCAACGAGCAGCGACTACATCTCGGTTGCACAGCTGAAGGGCGCTCTGCGGATCAGCAACGAGTCGTCCGACGACGAGTTGCAGATGGCGGTGACCGCGTCGTCCCGGCAGATCGACAACTGGTATGGCGACCAGTTCTGGACCGGGGACGCTCCTTCGGCCCGGGTGTTGCGCGCGGACACGATGACGCACGTCAAACCGGGCGTGTTCGCCACTACCGACGGTCTGGTTGTCGCCACCGATGATGACGGTGACGGGGTGTTCGAGAACACGTGGGACCCGTCGATGTGGGAGGCCGCGCCGTTCAGCCCCATGTTCGGGTATCCGTTCGACCGGATCGAAGCCGTGGGGGGGTTGTTCTTTCCGGCGCCTAAACGCCGTTCGCACCGTCTCCCGTTCGGGTGTGGCGGCTACGGCGGCTACGAATACGGGTACGGCGACTGGGACTACGGCGCTGGTTACGGGGCTAGGCGCACCGCCCGTGTTCAGGTCACCGCACAATGGGGCTGGGCTGCCGTTCCAGTCGAGGTGTCGCAGGCGTGCCAGATTCTGGCGATCGACCACTACAAATCCAAGGACTTCACGAACGGGTCGGCCGGTATCTCCGGTCTGGCTACAGGCAGTTTCGGTGGCCAGAAAACGGTGATGGTCGTCCAGGCACCGTTTAACCCGCTCGCGGTGAAGTTGTTGTGCCATTTGAAAGACCCCGTGTTGGCGTAACCCTCTCCCCGAAAGGCCGTGAGTTATGGCGAATATCGGGGCGATTCGTCGTGCCCTGGTTGCCCGTATTGAACCGGTACCGGACACGACAGCCTATGCGTTCGTAACGGACTCGGTGAATGTTCCCTGTTACTTCGTGGGGCCGGACCGGCCGTTCATCGACTACACGCAGGTGTTTCAGATGGGCCGCACGGAGCTGCATTTCGTGTTGACCTATCTCACCAACCGAATTGATGAGGAATCAGCCCAGGACCAGATCGACGAGTTCCTCGATCCGGCCGGGCAGGTTATCTCGAATCTGCTGAACACCACTGTCGATGACACATTGTCGCAGCTCACCTCCTATGTGGAGTTGAGCACGGTCACCGCTGCCCGTTACGGGTCACAGCGGGTCGGAGGTACGTCGTATTTCGGTGTGCAGGTCCAATTCACCGTCATGGTTTAGGAGAACCCGTGGCCCAGAAACAAGAAGACAGCTATGTGGTGAACATCCCGTTCTGGGAGGTGGACCCGAAAACCGGCAGAGACTTGCCGCCGTTCGAGGTCAACCAGCCATACGACGGGCCACGCAAAGAAGCGTACTTGAACTGGGAGCCTCACCCGCTCATCAGACGCGTCCCGGCCCCTCCCGCCGGGTCTAACAACCCTGGCACCAAGAAAGATGAGGAGTCGGCGTAATGCCTGTTCTCGCACAAAAGCCGCTTGTTGGTAGAGAAGCGGCGATGGTCATTGACGAGTACGACGTTACTGGCCAGAACATGGAGTACAAGTCGAAGCGCGACGCCGCTGTGATCGACGCGACGGTGTTCGGGGAACGGTTCTCCTACGACCTGGCGGGTATTCAGAAGGCCAGCATCGAGTACAAGGGCTTCTATGGTCCTGGCGATTCGGGCTACAACCAAGCCATCAACCGCAAGTTCGGCCAGGATTCCGATGTGTTGCTCGGGGTAGCCCCGCAGGGTTGGGGCATCCTGAACGACTTCACGATGCAGCCGAGCGTGATCACTAAGTACGACATCGACACCAAGCTCAAGGGCGCCGTCGATGTCGATATCAACGCGATGGCCCGTGGCGCGGTCGACGATGGCTATCTGCTGTTCGCGCCAACCGTCTTTCTGACGACCGGTTCCACGATAAACTCGAACGTCCTGGATCAGAGCCTCACCACGGGCGCGACTGCGGCCGGCTGCGCGGCGCAGCTGCACGTCATCACCATGACCGCCGCGACCACCCTGGCGGTGGCCATTCAGGGGTCTCCTGACGGTAGTACGTGGACGACCTTGACGAACATGACATTTTCGACGTTCTCCGTGCAGGGTAAGCAGCGGCTTACTTTGGGTGTCGGCAACGCAGTTCCGCAGATGATCCGGGGACAGGCCACCGTAACCGGTACCGGCGGCGTGGCGTCCGTGGCGCTCGGTTGGGCGCGCAACGTGGTGTACGCGTAGGCCGATGGTTGACGCCCGCGTTTCGTGGGAGTTCGACGGGCTCCAAGAAGTCAAGGACAACATCGCCAAGATTGAACGCGCCTTGGAGCCCGAAGAACTCTCCCCGATCATGGATAAGGGCGCTCAAATGTTTGTGGGGTATTCCCGCGAAGGTTTGAACGACCACGTCAGGTCAGGTGCTCTGTACGAGTCGATCGACCGGGAACAGGTCGGCCCGCTGTCGTGGATCATCAGCCCGTATGTGGGTGGCGCCGAAAACGACCGTGGTACCCCCACGCATGTGTATGCGGAAACCCAAGAGTCGGGTGCGACGTTGCACGCCAAAGCACTTCCAGATGTGCTCTCTCATGTCGACTACACGCCGATGATGAGGTTCCTCGGCTATTTCGGGCATTGGGTTGAGGTGGAAGAGGTCACGATCCAGCCGGTGGAGTACATGCGGTACGGCTTCGAGGTCGGTAGGGAACCGGCGTTCCAGGTTGTGAAACAGGGGTTCGACAAAGCAGTTGAAGGCTAGTCAAACAGGGAGAAAACAGAATGGCTGCACGTAAGAAAACTGAAGAGGAGCTGCCGCTTCTCACGTCGTGGACACAGTTGCCGCCGACGATCGAGTTGCACCAGGAGCGGGTTGAGGTGACGCCATGGGGTGTCGCCGTCCTCGTTCAGGAATGGACGGGTTCGCTCTCGAATGAATACAAGCGCGGGAACTTCACTCGGGATGGGTCCAGCCTACGACTGACGCTGGAGCATCAAGACTTGCGCAAATGTGTGCTTTCCATGGTGGACGGCAACGGGAACAGGCTATTCCCAGACATGAAGCGGGGAATAGCTCACCTGGAGAAACTGCCGGTCGCCGGCGCCAACCTCATTGTTGCGGTGGTCGACAAGCTGAACAAGGAGACTCCGGCGGCCAAGGAGGAGATTGAGGGAAACTCCGAGCCCGAGGAGACCGGAGATTCTACTTCCGACTCGCCGGGCACCTCCACCGAACTGTAGCCGAACTCCTCGCAACCACCAGCGCGGCTGAACTGTCCGAGTGGGAGGTGTGGGAACGCCTCAATGGCCCCGTCGGTCAGGCTCGGGATGACATGAACATCGCGTGGCTTGCGATGCATGTCAGCGCTCCCTACCGCAAGCAGGGTTCTGAGCTGATGTTGGCACGGTTCATGCCGCCGTACGCATTCGACGCGGAACAAGACGAGGAGGGTGTGGACGATGGCGGATTCGAGTCTGACGATCAAGTTTGACGCCGAGACCGAAAAAGCCATCGAGGAAATCAAAGAACTGCAACGCACCCTCGACGAGTTGAAAGACGCCGAAGTCCGCATCCGCGTCGATATCGAGAACGCCGAGGAAGCAAAGAAGGAACTTGACGAGGTCAAGGCCGACGCCGACGAGCTCGACGGGAAGAACATTGACCTGCGGGTCGATGACGCCGAGATCGAGAAGGCTAAAGCCGAACTCGACCAGCTGAAGCGTGAAGCCGATGAGCTTGACGGCAAGAACATCGACTTGCGGGTTGAGGACGCCGAGATTGATAAGGCTAAAGCTGATCTCGACGAGTTGCAGCGGGACGCCGACGAACTCGACGGTAAAGATGTCGACCTCCGCGTTCAGGACGAGGGTATTGATCGGGCCAAGACTGAGATTGATCAGCTGAAAGTCGACGCCGAGGCCTTAGACGGCAAAGTTATTCATATTTTGGTGGAACTTGATGGGGCGGACGAGGTTCTCGCCAAGCTAACTCAGATCAAAGCAGTGGCTACGACCCTGAACGGTAAACGCGTCAAGATCAAGGTCGACTCTTCCGACGTTACTACGGCAAAGACGGCCGCGCAGGCACTCGGCGCGCAGCTTAATACTGTGGGACAAGATGCTGACAAGTTGGCGTCTGACATGAAAAACGTCAACAGTAACGTTTCGTCAGCTGCTCAGGAAATGGGCCAGCTTAGCCAGAATACCCGAGGATCGGCGACTGCTCTCAAGGAGATCGAATCGAGCGCGCAGGCTGCCGACCGAAATATCAAAAACCTTGGTTCAGACAGTCACGACCTGAATAAGGACACCAACGAGGTTACTCTCTCGTGGAACGAAGCTGAACAGGCGTTCACGGCCGCAGGGGACGCAAGCAGGCATGTGAGCACCGACGTGGACACTCTTAGCCAGAGCAGTAATGCGTTGGCCAAGAGCGCCGATGGAACTGTTTCAAGCTATGACGGTGCAACGAACATCATTGATGCGTTCGGAAAGACGGTCGATAGTGCCGGCGCCGATGTGGATAGCGCCAGTGAGGATATGGATTTCCTCACCAAGTCCGGGAATGCGGCCGGGCAAGCGGTAGACGGACTGAGTCAGGCCACGGGGAACGCCAGTAGCTTGATGTCGGGATTCGGTCAGGTCGTCGGAATCGGCACGCTCGCGGCCGGTGCGCTTGGTACGGCGGTTGGTGCGCTGGGTGTTGTCTCAGTGGGTGCGTTCGGTGGTATGGGTGCGGCGGCGTTGGGGTTCGGCGGAATCCTCACGGGCATGGTCATCAAGGCCGAGTCGGGTAACAAGCAAATCCAGCAGTCGTTCAAGGATTTGTCCGACAAGATCAAGGGCGACTTCTCGGACATGGCGCAGCCGTTCGCCGATGTGATCAACCAGTTCATTCACACCGCTATCAAGGCTGAGCCGCAGATCGCGGCGCCGCTGAAGCAGGCGTTCCAGACGATCGCGCAGGCCGCGAAGACCGGTATTCAGCCGGCGATCACCTCGTTGACGGAGTTGGCGCAGGGCTTCAACAAGATCACCACGACGATGGCGCCCGCGTTCACCCAGTTTTTCAAGCAGATGCCCGCGCTTGTACAGGCCGGTATTTCGGCGTTGGACAAGATGACGCAGGCGTTCGCCACGATGGCCCAGAAGGTCGGCACCCAAGCTCTTCAGGCGATTGAGACGTTGACGAAGAAAGTCGGCGACTTCGGCGCGACCCTGATCACGGTCGGCGGGGAGAAGATCGTAGAGTTCGTCCACGAACTGGATCAGATTGTGGACGGCGCGAACCGGATGGTCGCCGGGCTGCGCCAGGCGATCAGCGCCGCGATGGGCGCGTTCACTAATCTGACGCTCGCTGTCGAGCAGGCCATGCAGAAGTCCGATGCGGCGATCAGTGGCATGTCGAACGCGCTCTCTTCCGCGTCGCAGAAGATCAGCGGCGAAATCAAGGACATCATCACGGTGATTTCCTCGCTCGGTCAGGCGGCGTTCAACGCCCTCGGTTCCCAGGGCGTATCGGGCGCGTTCTCTCGCGCCGCCGCGGCTGTTGCGGCGGCTGGCCCCGACATCAGCAGGATCATCGCCGACATCATCACGTTCATGGCGAACTGTTTCCGGGCGGCGGCGATGCTCGCTCAGGGGCTCTCCGCTCTGATCGACACGGTGAAGCAGGTTGCCAATGTGTTTTCGGTGGCCGGGCACGCTATCGAATGGGTCGCCGGTCATCTGAACCCGTTCAGTAACAGCGCTGATACGGCCAAGAAATCCTCTGAAGGGCTCACTCAGGCCACTAAGGCACTCGGTAACTCGAACACCGCATTGGGTCAAGACCTGCAAAAGGGCACCACCAGCATCGACAAGCAGGGTCAGGCACTGGAAAACGCTGCCCCCCAGGCCAACAAGTACGGCTCGTCGATGCAGGCGTTGCAGGCCCCAATCAACGACACCGGTAATGCGGTCAAGAACCTTTCGCCTCCCATCGACGAGTCGACTAAGGCGTTCGAAGGTCAAGGCAGCGAGCTGAACAATCTCAAGGCCGAGCAGAAGGGCCTTGCGGACCAGATGAAACAGGTCCAAACCCAGCAGGACCAGTATAAGGCGTCTACTCAAGGTTTGACTGGGGCGCAGAAACAGGCCGCCTCCGTTGTCGATCCGTACACCCAGCAGCTGAACCAGCTGAAGCAACGCGAGTCTGACCTGAAGACCCAGCAGGACCAGATTCAAACTTCGCAGGATGGCGTTAACCAGTCATTCCAGAAGGGGCTTGCGCCGGTCGCCGGGTTCGGTCAGGGTATCCGGCCGATCCCGAAGGACTTGCAGGACTTGGCGAAATCCGGGCAGAGCACAAACCAGCAGCTGCAGCCGATGGCGAAGAACGTGACGAACGTTGCGCAACCGTTCCAGAAGCTGAACCCGCAGCTGAGCTCAGCCACGGGTTCAATGCAGAAACTGAACCCGCAGTTCCAGCAGTTCACAAAGTCGACTCAACAGCTGTCGACGGTGTTCGCTAATTTCGTGAAGCAGTTCCAGCAGTTCGGTCAGTCGTTGCAGCAGGTATCGGCGAACTTCACGAAGTTCAACACGGCGTGGGCTACGTTCACGAAGACGCTGCAGCAGGCCACCGGTAACTGGACGAACTTCGTGAAGCAGTGGACGAACTACACGAAGGCGTTGCAGCAGGCGGCTGGTAACTGGTCGAAGTTCGTCACGAGCTGGCAGAACTTCGCTAAGAGCCTGCAACAGGCGGCGCAGTCGTGGCAGTCGTTCGTGAAGGATTGGACGACGTTCGCCCAATCGTTGCAGCAGGTCGACAAGCAGTGGGATCAGTTCGTTCAGGACTTTGAGAAGTTCGACAACGACCTGAAAGCAACGAACAAGGACCTGTCGACGTTCGACGACGGCTTGAAGAAGTCGACGGAGGACGCACAGAAGTTGGACGAGAAACTCCAGACCGTTGACGGTGACTTGAAGAGCATCGCTAAGGACGGTAAGGACGCCGGGGATGCTGTCGACTCCGGTATGCAGAAGCCGCTGCAGTCTGTCGACAAACTGGACCAGTCCTTGCAGAAAATCATCAAGGACCTGGAGAAGATCATCCAGTTGGAGCAGCAAGCCGGCGTCGGCGGTCAACAAGGCGGTGGTGGCGGTGGCGACTCGTCCGGTGGGGATTCGTCCGGCGGTGGTGATTCTTCGGGTGGCGGGGACTCGTCCGGTGGGGGCGACTCCAGCGGCGGGGATTCGTCAGGTGGCGATTCCTCCGGAGGTGACTCGTCCGGGGATTCCTCTGGTGACTCGTCTGGCGACACCTCGTCCAGTGATTCCGGCACGCAGGACGCCCAGCAATACGGGCAGGCGTACTACAAGGAGCTGCGGGAGCAGTGGGACGCGATCCGGGCGTGGCTGAAAGAGCAGCGTCTCGCCGAGGACTTCAAACAAACCCAATCCTGGGATGCGCAGCAGGCCGGCTACGAGTTCGGCGTCAGCCTGAAGGACGGCATGTTGAAGTCCCTCGGCGCGGTTCAAGGTGCGGCTCAGTCACTAGCCCAGGCAGCTACGGCGCAGGCGCAGGCTGAGCTCGGCCGTATGGGTTTGTTGGGTATCGCCGGCTCCGGCGCGTCGATGATCGGCACTGGTGGCCAGGGAATCTCTATTGCGGCTAGCGGTGCGGGTGTTGGCGCGGCCGGCCAGGGGCCCCAGGGGCAGACCATCGAAAACCACATCTACCTGGACGGCAAGCAGCTGGAGATCGTGTCAGAGAGGGTGGTCCGCCGCAAGAACCGGGAGTTGGTGAGAGCGGTGGGGGCCCAGCGGCGATGAGTACAACGATCACGCTGCGCCCGGTGGCTACCGGTCAGGCCGGTGTGTGGTCGGTGGTGGGGGCCGCGAGCGCGTGGCAGGCGTTGTCTGACAACTCGGACTCCACCTATGTGCAGGCGGTTCCCACCTGCCGGCTCCCGGTTGATGTGATGGCGGTGTCGTTCGGCACCCCATCGGTCCCAGCCGGGGCGCAAATCTATTCCGTAGGTGTGCGGCGCCGCATTCAGACGGTGGTCGGCTACCGCATCCAATGTTGCCACTGGTTCCGTTGCAACGGGCCGCTGGCCGCCATCACAGCAATCATCTTCGGCATCATCCGGTTCTTCTTCGGGTCATGGTGTCCTGTGCAGCCCATCACCGCATGGGTTGAGGAAGACTTGCCGGCGACCACCACGGACCCCAACGGGAACGCGTGGACGTTGAACTCTTTCGCCACGCTGTACTACGAGTTCGGGAAGATAGACCAAACCGGCACACCATTGCGGGTGTCTGAGGCCTATCTGGATGTGGTGTACGACCAGCAGTCCACGGTCACCGTCACAGCCCCCACAGGCACTATCACGACCACGTGCCGCCCAACGGTGCAGTGGGTTTATGCGAGCCCCGATTCGAACCCTCAGTCGGCCTATCAGGTGGCCATCTACACGGCCGCCCAGGTGGGGGCTGTTGGGTTTGCGCCGTTCGTGTCCACCCCCGAGCAGTCCACCGGCGGCTGGATATTGGGTGAGGACCAGCAGTGGACGTTGGCCTCGGACATTGTCAACGGCACCTGGTACGCCTATGTGCAGGTGCAGCAGGCGTGGGGAGGCGCCGCGAGTTTCGTCTCCGGTGTCGCATCCGGTTCGTGGACCCAGTCCATCGCCGGGGCGCCGGTAGCGACCCTGCTGGACGCCACCTACGACCCAACGAACTATTGGGTCAAGTTGGACTTCCAGCCCGGTGGTTCGTCCCCCACGACTTTCGCCTATGCGGTTCAGGTGTCCCGCGACTTGGGCCAGACCTGGGGTCCTGTCCGCGGCGGTCTGTTCCTGGCGGCGACCGGTGGCGTGCAAACCGTGTACGACCTCGAGGCACCTATCGGGTTGGTGTCGCAGTACCGGGTGTTGGCGTACGGCATGACGGGGTCGTTGTATTTCGCGGCGTCGGGGTATTCGTCGGTGTTGTCGGTGACACGGACGGGCACGGGCGACTTCATCCTGAGCGATCCGCTGAATCCGCTGCTGACGACCGTGTTCCCCATCGCCTACCAGGGCGACGCGGTCACAAGGCGGCGGGTGCAGGGCACTTTTGAACCGATCTCCGGTGGGCTCACCGTCAACAAGATCGTTGTGAATGGGCCGCAGTACGGGCTTGAGGGCACCTTCCAGGTGATTTTCCACAAGAACCAGCCGGCCGACTACTACGCGGCGTTCCTTGCGCTGGACGGGTCGGGACACACCCTGCGGTTGGACTATCCGACAGGCGAGTATCACTACATTCTATTCGGGCCGGGCGCTGTGGGCTCCGATGAGTCGTACACGTGGGAAATGGACTTCAACGCGTCCAAAGTGAAATACCGAAAAATGACGATCTCCTACACCGAAGTTGATTCTCCGGCTATCACATCATAGGAGGCACTGGATGCTCCCCACCTCCGACGCATACCAGGCGGCCGTCCAAACATCCCACGTCACCACCGCCAAGGTCAACGTCATCCAAAACGGGAAAGTCGTTGACGAGCTTCCCATCTTCGATGGGGAAGTCACGGCCGATGCGACAGCGGCGAACAGGCGCCAATGCACCATCAGCATCGCCGACCCAACAGGGAAATACACCCCGGAAGACGCCAAAAGTCAGCTCACACCGTTCGGGACCCAACTGCAAGCGTTCCTAGGTGTCCGCATCCCTGGTGTGCAGCTCGTCGAGGATTACGACAACAGCCCGGCCACGTGGGGGCAACGCACGAATCAGGGCATGACGGTTGATCCGGTAACCGGGAATCTTGTTCTAGCCTACGGGGTGAGCTGACCATCAGTACTCAGGTATTCACATACGCCAAGGGTTGTTTCGTTGAGAAAGCTAAACTCCCGCTAGGTACTGATGCGCTGCTGTTGGTGCTGCTGAACAACACCACGACCGTAGTCGACAACACCCTGCGGAATCAGCCGACGCTCGCCGCTGTTCTGGCTCTTTATACCGAGGCGACGTTTACTGGTTACGTACGGAAGCCGGTAACCACAGGTATCACGATCACGACCTCAACCTCGGCGTTCTCCCAGACGATCTCGTTCGGCAATGTCACCTGGTCGGCGGCAGGCGGGACGTTGAACAACACCATGACGAAGTTCCTCGTCTGCTACAAGCCCACGTCCTCAACCCTGGACAGCGGAATCCTGCCGCTCATCCACTGCGACCTCACAACCCCCACACAAGGCACCGACTACCTAGTCACCCTGCCGTCAGGCGGTCTGGCACCGGCGACCTGACATGGCCACCTACTCGTACCCCCTCGAATTCTACGATGTCAAGTATGGGACTTCCCTAGAGAACACGGCGGGGTTCCCGGTCACCGTAGGCGGCAACTTCACTCCCGGCGATCTCCGTGTTCAAGTCTTTTTTGCCGAATCCACCGCCGACAGCGGCTACACGCTAACCGGGTTCACATATTCACCGCCGTCGGGCTGGACGCAACAAGGAACCTTCTTAACCGGCGTCAACAACACAAGCCCAGGCAACAAATCCATGTGTCTCAGCACCATATATAGGACACTGGTCACGGGGGACGCGGACACTCAGACCATTATCGCGCCGTCCGTAGGGTCGACGATCGGCACATTCTTTTACGTTGCGTTCACTGTGCGGAACCACAACCCGACATTGGGGCTGGCAAACAAGGGCAGCGTTGCGGGATACAACGTATCAAGCGTGACTTTGCCCAGCATGAACACCGGGCTAACCGCCCCGGTCGGGACCGTCCTGTTCATCGGGTTCGCTATCGGTTTCGGAACCCAACTACCCAGCGGGTTCACCGGCATTGTTGACTCGGGCAACGCGGGCGCCAACTACAGCGCCACCGTAAACCAGGACAGTGTCCAGCTCGCCGGGTTCTCCGTTGTGGCCGGCACTAACACCGCTCCGGTAGTCAATGCCGGCACGTTGACCGACCTGGCCGGCATGACCCTGTTCATCCCCGCCAACCCCAACGTGTCCACCGCGCTCACCCAGGCCACCGCCGAGGTTGACACGGCGAACGCGGTAACGGCGGCGAACCTGAGCCTGGTGACATCGTTCCTGGCGCAGGCGACACCTGAGGTCGACCTGGCGTTCCCGGTGTTCACCCCGCTCTACGGGGACAGCTTGTCGCAGCCGATCCTGCTGCCCGGGTTGCCGGTCACCGCCTCAAAGGTGTCGTGGGCTGCCACCACGTACGCGGCCGGGTCGAACGTGTTCGTTCACACCAGCATCGACAACGGGGCCACTTTCCAGCGTTGCACCAACGGCGGCGCGATCCCGAATCTGCTACCCGGGAACACGACCGCGAAAACCGTACTGACGAAAGTCATTGCGGTGCGGGCGGTTGTTACTGACCCCACCCCGCAGGTGCAGTGGCTGAAAGTCGACTTGTCGCTCGATTCGTACACCGACGAGCTGGTCAGCCAGGGCGTCTTTCTGATAGACGAAGCCGACATCACTGTGACAGGAGGAACCACCGGTGGCTCAGGAGGATCATCAGGCGGGGGAGACGGAGTCACCGGAACCGGAGGCGGGAACACCGGCGGCGGCCTCTCCATCGACATCACCGGCACAGACCTATCCCTCGGTGTCCAGCGGAACCCTTGGAATGACGTGTTCTTCATTCCTTATGGGACAAACGTCGGCGACGCCGTCCAACTCATCATCGACAACCGATTCCCCGGACTCACCTACAACCTGGCGTCCACAGTCGAAACAACCCCGCAGCTAGTCTTAGGTACTGCGCAAGGTAATGACCCTTGGCAAGATGCGATGGACATAGCCGCCGCGATCGGCTACGAGATTTTCTTCGATGCGAACGGCGTTTTCACCTTCCGGCCGGTGCCGGACCCTACCAAGGGGACACCGGTGTGGGAGTTCAACGACGGTATGAAACCGACTGTCGTATCGGTGCAACGCACCTTGAACGACCAGACCACATACAACTATGTGGTGGTCACGGGTGTTTCCACGTCCAACTCTGTCCCGGTGTCCGCGGTCGCTTACATCGACGACCCGAACAATCCCCTGTCCATCCACGGGCCATACGGGGTGAAGTCGTACCCCTTCCAATCGGCGGCGATCACAACCCAGGAGCAGGCCCAAGCAGCAGCTGATGCGCTGATACTGCTGGTGTCGGGTGCATGTGACACCACCGTGCTCACGAACGTGCCGATGGGTGCGCTCGAACCAGGGGACATTGTGTCCGTCAATGTCGCTGAGGCGAAAGCGTTCGGTAACTACCTCCTCAACGCCATCACCACACCCTTCTCGGGGGCTGAGGCGCAGCAGTCCACCGTGTACCGGCAATCGACCAGTTAGGCAGGTGCCGTTGTGCGTCGCGACCCCACCATCGACGAGCTGGCCCGTCTCCTGGCGCGCCGAGACATGCAAGTCCGGGTACCGCGCCAATTCCCCGTCATGTCCACCCACGGCACGATCTCTTACGCGGACCACGGCGCGAAAACGTGCAGCCTCACCCTCGCCGGGTCACTCGTGGAAATCCCCACCGTCTCCTACATCCAAGCCTATTCGCCGGCGCACCTCCCGCAGTCGGGCCACACATGTTGGGTGCATATCCCCAACAACGGCGACATTGTGATCATGGGCCAGCACATTTCACCGTTTGAGTCCTTCAGTGTCTAGCACCAGGCACCGCGCCCCACCCCCCTACGCCTGGTGGGCCAGCACAGTGACAGTGGGGCTCACCTACGCGGCGATCGGGACCACGCTCATCGTGCAACCCGACCGGTTCGACGCCACACCTTCCTACGGGTTGCTGCTCGACATTTTCGACCAAAAGATATGGGGGATCGTGTACCTGCTCGCCGCCGCCGGTCTCGGCCTGTCACTGTGGAAGCGGCGCAGACGGACACTGCTGACCATCGCACACACATTCGCCATCGCATTAACGCTCGTGTGGCTTGGTGCGTTCGTGGTCCGCTACGTCACCGACTCGGCAACGACCATTGTCAACGTTGCATCCTGGGGGGTTTATCTGGCCCTGTTGGTCCGGTCCGCTGTCGACATCGACGACGGGCACCGACCGACACCGCCACCTTCCCCGTGACACCGGTAGAGATCACATCAGTGTTAGCGGTCATTGTCACCGCCCTGTCCTCGGTGGTGGTGCCCCTGCTGCTGCGGCGCCGACAAACGAAACAGGATAGCGCCTCCACCGAACTCGTGTCGTGGCAGGGCATCACGACCGTGTTGCAGAAGGAACGCGACCAGCTTCGTTCGGAGTTGACCGGTGTGGAAGACGAATTCCGAAGAAAAATAGCGGTCATGAAAGACGACCACGCTAAGCAGATGGCTCAAGCCCAAGAGCGAATAACCGAACTTGAACGGATGGTAGCGGACCTGTCCACGAGGCTCTACCAGTACCAATACCAGACACCGGGGGCGCCGGGGTGACCGCACAACGGGCTATAGCGGAAATCCTTGTGGCGGTGTCCCTGTTCAGTCTCGTTGTGCAACTATCCGCGTACCATCGCCTCGGCCGATCACCGGCCACCCCGCAGAAACGGATGGTGTATCGCGGGTTGGTGCGGACCGCGCGATGTCGTGTCGCCGCCGCTATGTCGTATGTGCTGCTCGGCTCGGCGATGGTGGTATGGCGCCACTCGTTCCCGGTCGTGACGGTAGCGGTGTTCACCGTTGTGCAAATCATGTGGCAGCTGAATTCGTTCGCCGATGTTCGTTTACGGCGCCGACTAGGGGAACTTAAGCCCAAAAGATAACAGGAGAGGAAGCAATGCGACGTTTCGTCGTATCAATTTGTGCTGTCGCCGCGATCGCGGCCGGTGGCGTCGCCGTGACGGGAGGGACGGCCCTCGCGGCTGTACCACATCCCGGCTGCGGACCACACCACCACTGGGACGGCCACCACTGCGTCATCGACGCGCCAGCGCACGCGGCCACCTGGTTCCACCCTCCGCTGTGGCTGCACAGCATCTTCAACCGCTTCCACCACCCCGCAGCGCGGCACCACCCGGGCGCGCCGATCCACGGAGGACACCATGCGTAAGACCATCACCGCCCTGGCTGTATGCGCCGCCCTGAGCGTGTTCGGGTTCGCCGGCGTCGCCGACGCGGCTGGGCATCACAACCCCACCCCGCCGTCGTGCACACCAGCGGCCGGTTCCACGACCTGCACCCCCACCGTGCCTGGGCATCCGTTGCCGCCGTGCACCATCACGGGCACTGAGACGTCGTGCAGCGACCCGCTGCCGCCGCATCCGTTCCCGGGGCATCCGCTGCCGCCGGCTTCCGGTGTGGTGGCCGGGCTGCCGGGCCTCATCGGAGGCACCTACCTCAACGTGACCGCGCTCGGGTTGCCCGGCGTGGCGAACGTGGACGTTTGCGCCTACCCCACCTGGGACGCGTTCAACGGCCACTTCGGTGGCGTCTACGGGAATCGGTTCGACTCGGTGCGCCAGCACTTCGGTGGTAACGCTCCCGTCGAGTGGTTGCACTACCGCCAGGTAGCGAACTGCGGCACGACCACAGTGGTGCAGAACAGTCTGCCCACGCTGGTCAACGTCAATGTGCTCGACCTGTCCAGGTACGGGCTGTCTGGTCAGACTCAGGTCTGTCAGTACCCGACCTGGGACAACTTCCAGACCGTGTACGCCCCGCGGTTCGGTTCCCGGTTCGACGGCCTACGCGACTACTTCGGCCGTGACGCCATCGCGCAGCGCGCCGCGTGGAACCAGCTGCGGCTGCGGGCCCGTTGCCAGCCGTCCACCACGGTGATCGTTGCCCCGAGCTCGGACAACTCGGTGACCAACAACAGCACAACTGTTGAGGCCGCGCCGCTGGCCCCGGCGACGGTGACCCAGACGGCGCCGGCTCCCGTGTACTCCGCGCCCGTCCCGAACACCTCGAGCGGCATCGACACCGGAGACGGCAGTGTGCCGCTCGCGCAGTGGTGACACCCCGGGCTACGGCCACCTTTGTGCTTGCCGTGGCCGTGGCCTGTCTGACTGGTTGCGGGCCGGCTGGACTTTCGAAACCAGCGTCCCTATCCCCGGAGCAGACGCTGAGGCCGGTAGCGCCGACTTCGACGACACCGGCCCCGACCGATCTGCGGATACCGTCGATCGGTTTGGACTCCCGGAAGCTCAGCAGCCAACCGTTTGAGCCGTTGGGGTTGGCGACGGACGGCACCATGCAGGTGCCTGACGTCCACTCCCCGGCACGGTTCGGCTGGTACTGCCCCGATGGTCCTCCGCACTGCGGGCAGCCGTCACCGGGACAACCTGGGGGCAGCGTGATCGTGTCTCACGTCAACGGGGACGGCCGCAAGGGTGGCTTCTATTCGCTGGCGAAAGTCAACGACACCGGCAATGTGCATTTCAACGTAAACGTCGGTGACGAAGTTGATGTGGACCTGGCCGACAACACAACCCAGGTTTTCAAGGTGACCCAAACGGTGGCGCCGAAGAAGACCGCGTTCCCAACGGGGATGGTGTGGGGGAAGTTCCCGACACCACGGCTGACGCTCATCACCTGCGGCGGCGTCTTAGACACGGCGCATCACAACTACCTCAACCAAATCATGGTCGTCTCTGATCTGGTCGGAAGCAGACAAACGAACTAGGAGAGCCCATGACTCAACCCGGGAAACCATTCAACCCCGAAGACTGGGAACTGGTCACTCGCTCAGAGCTGGGCCGGGACCTCAATCACCTCTGGCAGCACGTCCTACGCCAGGAGGAAACGATCAACCAATTAGGAGAGAAAATCGTGGCAACTCAGGCCGATCTCGACGCTTTGGCTCAGCGGGTCAGCGACGACGTTACTGCTATCAACGCGGAGATCACCGCGCTGCAGCAGGCGAACCCGCAGCTGGACCTGTCTGGTCTTCAGGCAGCCGTGAGCAACCTGGACAGCACTGCCGGCAGTGCGGCTGCCCCGTCGCCGTCGTCCAGCAGGAAGAAGTAACCGTCCCGATCCCCGACCGGCTCCAGAGCTTCTTCCTGTTGGCTCTGGGGTCGGTCGGCCCTCTACCGTGAAACAGGAGGCTCGGTGAAGGGACTCGACTATTCCACTGGCGCCCCCTCGGGTGCGACGATCGTAGCGGATGGTTACTCGTTTGTATGCCGATACATAGACGACCCCAACGAACAGTTCGGCACAAAGCATATCGACCCGGGGGAGTACAGGAACCTGATCGACGCCGGGGTCGCGGTGTTCCTGGTATTCGAGATCGGCGTAAACGACTATATCGGCGGATTCGTCGAAGGAGTCACCAACGCAACCCGCGCCCTGGCAGGCACCAAGTGGATCGGCTACCCCGATGACGGCCTAGTCTTCGTTTCGGTTGACACAAACGCCGAACAGCTACCCACAGCCCTCGAATACATCGACGGGTTCATTCACGTACTCGGCAACGGTCGCACGGGAGCCTACGG